AACAAGCCAAAGCGTACACCTAATCATCCTAAGAAGTCACACGTAGTTGTGGCTAAAGAAGGTGACAAGGTAAAGACAATCAGGTTTGGACAACAGGGCGTAACTGGAGATAAACAACCTTCAGCACGTCAACGTTCGTTCAAAGCCCGTCATCGGGCAAATATCCAAAAAGGTAAAATGAGTGCCGCATACTGGGCAGATAAGGTGAAGTGGTAAATGTACGGAATAAAGAAGGCTAAGGGCAAAGCCCCTAAAGCAGCAGTAAAGCCAAAGGCTAAAATCAAGAAAATGGGTAAGAAGAAGTAATGCCTTACGCTAAATACACACCAGCACAAAAAAAATTGGCTGCTGTTGCTGGCGATAAGAAAAAGATTACAAAAGCAGACCTAAAGAAAATCAAAAAGAAGAAGTAATTATGCCAACCAAAAAGGCTAAGCCTAAATCTAAAGTAAATGAAGCAGGTAACTACACGAAACCTGCTATGCGTAAAGCCTTGTTTCAAAAGATTAAGGCTGGCTCAAAAGGTGGCGACCCAGGTGAGTGGTCTGCGCGTAAAGCGCAACTACTTGCTGTTGAGTACAAGAAGCGAGGCGGTGGTTACAAATAATGGCACTCGCTAAGTCTCAACAATCCCTGAAGAACTGGACCAAACAGAAGTGGCGAACATCTGATGGCAAGCCATCTAAAGGTAAGAAACGCTATCTACCTGACGCAGCCTGGGCTGCGTTAAGTCCTGCCGAGAAGGCGGCTACTAACAAGGCCAAGGCTCAGGGTAACAAAAAGGGTAAGCAATTTGTTAAGCAACCTAAAGGGGTTGCTAAAAAGACAGCAAGGTACAGATAATGGCATTAGGACAACCAGGTAGCACATTAGCAGGCGAACTTAATCGTCTTGCTGGTATTACTAACATTCTTGAATTTCAAGATGAACAAGGCGCAGCAAACGTATGGGCTGGTACAACTGGACTTGCTCTACTTGGTGCCCTTAACCAGAAGGCTTCTCCAGGTCGTTCGTCTAAAGACTATAAAGGTTTAAATGCAGTCTGCAACGAGATTGCTGGCACCACAGGATTAGCGGCTATCCCAGCACTTAGGAGCATAAACGTATGACAACATTCAACGATATGGTTGACGAGGTTCTATTGAACCTTGCTGGCTATACAATGCGTCAAGATAGACTTACCTATTTGACCAGTGCTATGACTAGCACAACTGGTCTATCTATTCCTATTGCATCTGTGGATAACGTAGCACGTGGCTTGGTTGAAATTGATGAGGAGTTGCTATTCGTTGACTCCGTCAACCGACCAGCCTCAACTCTAGTGATTGCTCCATTCGGTAGAGGCTATCAAGGAACCACTGGTGCTACCCACGCTCTAAATGCTAAGGTAACCATTGCTCCTACCTTTCCACGAATTGCTGTTAAGAAGGCTATTAACGATACCGTTAAAGCCGTCTATCCGCAATTGTGGGGCATTGGAACTACTACCTTTAGTTACTCCCCAGCCCAAAGTACTTACGCCCTTCCTAGTAACGCTGAGGGCATTATAGCGATATCTTACTCAACTATTGGTCCAACCAAAGAATGGTTGCCTATCCGTGGCTGGAGACACGACCCAATGGCTAACACAGGTTCCTTTACTAGTGGCAATACGATTACTCTTTATTCGGGTGTAGAGCCAGGTCGTACCGTACAGGTAACCTACAGTAAAGAAGCCACGGCTATGGCCAATAACGCAGATGTCTTTACAACTGTAACTGGTTTACCACTATCTACTAAAGATGTTATTATCTACGGTGCTGCCTATCGTCTTATCTCGTTCATTGACCCATCAAGACTTACCTTCACCTCTGCCGAGGCAGATGAAGCAGACCGAACCAAGCCAATTGGTTCTGGTTCAAATGCTGCACGATTTATTTTTTCGCTATACCAGCAACGACTACAAGAAGAAGCAGGTCGCCTGAAAGGCAAATATCCTGTCCGACTCCACTACACCCGATAGGAAATAAATGGCACGTCAATATTCCAGCATTTCTCAAGAAACAACACTTACCGCAGACTTAGCAGCAAGTACCAGTTCTGTCACCGTTAACGTACAGTCTGCTGCCAATCTTATGGGTGGTGTCACACTAACAGGTGGTGACACCTTTACTGTAGTTATTGACCCTGATACAGCCAATGAGGAAATTGTTTATGTAACAGCAGTCGTTGCTAACGCATTAACTGTAACTCGTGCTCAGGATTCTACTACTGTTAAGTCCCACGCAACTGGTGCCAAGATTCGTCATATGGCTATCGGTGAAGACTTCCGCATAGCAGAGACACACCGCAACTCAGACTCAGGAGTGCACGGAGTAACTGGTGACGTAGTGGGCACCACAGATACTCAGACTCTTACCAACAAAACAATTACTGGTACCTTCACAGGTAACATCACAGGAAATGTAACAGGAAACGTTACAGGTAACGTAACTGGAAATGTGACTGGCAACGTAACTGGCAATGCCAGCACTGCTACTGCATTACAGACTGGTCGTGGCTTCCAACTTGTTGGAGATGTAGAAGCATCAAGCCAAACCTTTACTGGTACATCTGACATTACCTTTACAACTGCAATCGGTACTGGCGTAATTGTTAATGCTGATATTAATAACTCAGCAGATATTGCTCCTACTAAGATTGCAGGTACAGCAGTAACTCAGGCTGATACAGGTACAGTAACTAGCAATATGATTGCTGACGGTACTATTGTCAATGCTGACATATCTACCTCTGCTGCTGTTGCTTACAGCAAACTAAACATTAGTGGTCAGATTACCTCTGCAGATATTGCAGATGGCACAATCGTTAATGATGACATTAATGCTTCTGCTAGTATCGCACTAAGCAAGTTGGCTGTTAACCCATTGGCTCGTGCTAACCATACTGGTACACAAACCTCTGGAACTATTTCAGACTTTGATGCTCAGGTACGTACATCTCGGTTAGACCAGATGACTGCTCCTAGCACTTCACTATCTATCAATAGCCAGAAGTTAGTTGATGTAGCAGACCCAACTGCTAATCAGGATGCTGTTACTCTTAAGTATCTTAATGACCAAAAAGGTGCAGTGAATGGTATTGCATCACTAGATAGCGATGGTCACATTCCCACAGCACAGTTGCCACCGTTAGCAATTACTCAGGTCAGCGTAGTTAACTCTCAAGCAGCGATGCTTGCCTTAACTGCTCAAGCAGGTGACGTAGCAGTTAGAACAGATGTCAACAAGTCATTCATCTTGACTGCATCTCCTGCTTCTACTCTAGGTAACTGGCAAGAACTGTTAACTCCAACAGATTCAGTTCTATCTGTAGATGGGTTAACTGGTGCAGTAGACCTAAGCACAAGTTACGTATCGCTATCTGGCGATACAATGTCTGGAGCGTTAGTTCTTAATGCTGACCCAACAGTTGACCTAGGTGCTGCTACTAAGCAGTATGTGGATGCTGTTGCTGGTTCTGCAACTGCTGCAGCGAGCAGTGCTACTGCTGCTGCTTCTAGCGCAGCCGAAGCCGCTACTACTTACGATAACTTTGATGATAGGTACCTAGGTGCTAAGTCAACCCCACCAACACTAGACAATGATGGCAATGCACTAATCACTGGTGCATTGTACTGGAACTCAGTTGACAATGCTATGTACGCTTGGACTGGTTCTGAGTGGGGTTCAATTTCTAGCACTGCAGATATCTTCCGTTATCACTTTATTGCTGCTGGTGGTGAGACTGAACTATCTGGTATGGATGAGTATGGTAATACGTTATCTTACTTGCCAGGCAAAGAGCAGGTGTACCTAAACGGTGTCTTGCTAGTTCGTACAACTGACTACACCGCAACATCTGGTACCAGCATTACATCTCTTGCAGCCTTGGCTGCAGATGATGTGGTTGACATCATTACCTTTACTGCATTTGATTTAGCAACAGCAATTCAACTAAGTGCTTTTGATGCTAAGGGTGATATTTTAGTTGCTGCTGCTGCAGATACTTTAGGTAAGTTAACTGTAGGTACAAATGATTATGTACTTACTGCAGATTCATCGCAAGCACTTGGAGTTAAATGGGCTGCGATACCAGCACCTGATTTAAGTGCTTATGCTCCAATCTCACTATCAACTAATGCTAGGACTTCAAGTTACACACTTGCCTTGTCTGACGCTTACAAGATTGTAGAGATAAGTAATGCTAGTGCTAACACACTAACTATTCCAACAAGTTCATCTGTAGCATTTCCAGTAGGTACACAAATTACTGTAGTACAAACTGGTGCTGGTCAGACTACCCTTGCTGGTACGTCTGGCGTAACTGTAAACTCTAAAGATGGTAACCTAAAGATTGCTGGTCAGTGGGCTTCTGCTACCTTAATTAAGAGAGCCACTGATACTTGGGTTGCTATCGGAAACTTGTCAGCGTAGATTATTATGCATCTATTGATTGCTAACAACTCTGCTGCTGGTGGTGCACCTGCTGGAGCCTTTGAGTCTATTGCTTCTATAACTGCTACTGGCGGTGAAACTTCTCTAAGTTTTACTTCAATACCCGGAACTTATCAACATTTACAAATTAGAGGTATCGCTAGAACCTTACGAGCGTTAACTGGTACCGATACTATGTTTATAACCCTTAACAGTGACACTGGAAGTAATTATTCTAGGCACAGATTAACAGGTGATGGAAGTACAGCAGCGGCAGGCGGTGCTGCATCGTCAACATCTTTAGCAATAATAAATGGTGCAACAGTAATGGATTCATCCACAGCAAATATATTTGCTGCTAATATAATTGATATTCACGACTATGCATCTACTTCAAAAAATACAACAATGCGAGCATTTTCTGGGGGTAATGGTAATACAACTACAAATGAGTTTGTTATGGGTTTATATTCTGGTGGCTATTTTAATACCTCAGCGATTACTTCAATCTCACTAGAAAATTCTTTTGGTTTTAAGGCAGGTTCAACCTTTGCCCTCTACGGTATAAAAGGAGCAGCGTAAATGCCAGCAACTTATGAACCTATCGCAAGCACAACGCTCAGCACAGGAGCATCTTCTATTATTTTTACTAGCATTCCCGCCACCTTTACTGATTTAAGATTGGTAGTTGTTGCATTTGATGGAGCAACTGATTCAACAACTTTCAACTTGTTTGCGAGATATCAAACTGCAACAAATTATTCACAAACTAGGCTTATTGGTAATGGCAGTTCCGCAAGTTCAAATAGAATAACAACCACTAGTACAATTCATTTAACTTCTGAAACAACTTTGAACGATAACACCACAACACCTACAATGGCAGAGTTAGATGTTTTTAATTATGCTGGCTCAACCTTTAAAACCGCATTAGTAAAAACTAGCAATGACCAAAATGGTTCTGGGTCTTTGGAATACTGTGTTTCTTTATGGTCAGATACCTCCGCAATCAATGAATTAAGAGTTTCAGCAGGAGGCGGAATGAACCTAAAAGCAGGAACTACCGCAACCCTCTACGGAATACTGAAGGCATAATATGGCAGCCACATACATACCTATCGCATCTACTACATTAAGCACATCTGCTGCTTCGGTTACCTTTAGTTCTATTCCAGCGACTTACACTGATTTAGTTGTAAAATATTCTTTACGCTCATTAACTGGAACATTCAGTGCTGACTTAAATGGACAATTAAATAGCAGCAGTGCTAGTGAATACAGCACAACTCAATTAAGCACTTTTGGTGGCAGTCCACAATCAGCAAGATTGAGTAATAGAACTGTTTTTGAAGCACAAAATGATGTTCAACCATCAGGTTCAACAGCAAATACTTTTGGTTCGGGAGAAATTTACATACCTAACTATGCGGGTTCAACTAATAAACCGATAAGTCATTTTATTGTTGGTGAAAATAATGGAAGCACTTTTGTTGGTGGTGGGGGATATGCAATAATAAGCACATTGGCTCATCTTTGGAGAAATACTTCGGCAATAACATCACTTGTTTTATCTTCTGGAAATAATTTTGCATCAGGCTCCACCTTCCACCTTTACGGCATATCAAACACTTAGGAGAACAATGCCAACTAAACTAATCGTAGATTGCTCAACAGGCGAGCAGACCGAAGTAGAACTAACTGCTGAGGAAATCGCTGAAATGGAAGCAGCAGCCGCTCAGGCTGAGGCTGACCGCGTAGCAGCAGAAGCAGAAGCAGCAGCGAAGGCTGAAGCCAAAGCCAGTGCTGAGGCTAAGTTAGCAGCACTAGGTTTAACACCAGAAGAAATAGCAGCACTAAGCAAGTAAGGAATATAAATGACGAAGGCTAGAGACAATGCCAATAACTGGGCAGCGGATATTACTGGTGTTACTGCTGGTACAGGCATAACAGGTGGCGGTACTTCTGGTACCGTCACCGTAACTGCTGACACTAGTGTTGTTGCTACCTTAACTGGTACACAAACAATTACTAACAAAACAGTTACTGCGCCAATCTTAATCTCTCCAGAAGAGCGTTGGACTATTTCTGCTACTGCTGCTACTAGCACCATTAACTTTGATACCCTAACTCAAGGAGTGCTTTACTACACCACTAACGCATCAGGTAACTTTACCTTAAACTTTAGAGGTGATGGTTCTAATACTCTTAACTCTACATTAACTACTGGAGATACAATTACTGTATCATTCTTAGTAACTAATGGTGCTACTGCATACTATGGTACTGCATTTCAAGTAGATGGTTCATCTGTTACACCTAAATGGTCAGGCGGAACTGCACCTGCTGCTGGTAATGCATCAGCCATTGATGCTTACATTTTTACAATTGTCAAAACTGCAGACGCAACATTTACTGTTCTTGCTGCTGGCCCAATCAAGTATTCCTAGGAGAATAGATGCCTTTATTTAGCCCTGTTGGTGGTGGTGGAGTTCCAAAAGCCACAGTGACTAGCACTACTGGTTCTCCAAATGTTGATACTACATCTCGCGCTGGTAAAACTATTTATAGATTTACTGGTTCTGGTTCTATTACTATTGGAACTGCTGGTAGTTGTGAAGTTCTTGTAGTTGGTGGCGGTGGGCCAGGCGGCTCTGGTGGCGGTAATGGTTATGGCGGTGGTGGTGCTGGTGGTGTTTTGTATCAGACTTCAGCATACCTTCCAGCAGGAACGCACGCTGTAACTGTTGGTGCTGCAACTACAACAAACTCTACTCGTGTTGGGAATGCAAGTTCTATTGGCGCATTTTATGTAGCACTCGGTGGTGGTGCTGGAGACTCTAGTAATAGCACTGCTCAAAATGGTGGTAGTGGTGGTGGTAATAATACAACAAATACTAGCGACATTAGAACTGGTCTGCCTGGACAAGGTAATAATGGTGGATATGCAACAGCAAATACTTTTGGAAATCGTGGACCTGGCGGCGGTGGTGCTGGAAGTGCTGGCGCTAACGTAAGTGGCAGCGGTAATGGTGGCAATGGTGGAAACGGAGTTGCAATATCAATTACTGGAACTTCTGTTACCTATGGCGGCGGTGGTGGTGGCTCTAGCAACTCTAGTGGCGGTAGTGGCGGTTCAGGCGGTGGTGGTGCTGGCGCTGGAAGTTCTAATAACTTTAGTGATGGTTCTGCAAATACTGGTGGCGGTGGTGGTGCTGGCAATGGAACCTATGTAAGTTCGGGTATGGGTGGTTCAGGCGTAGTAATTATAGTAGTAGGATAATATGGCTGGCAAAGATATTTCAGACGATATACCGTTAAATGTAGGTCAGCCTACTTTACCTTCTAACATCTGGTTTAACACAGACACAGCATACGATGTTGCTATTGGTGGTAACCCATTCATCTATGCTACATCAGAGGAACGACCATACGAACGAGCCACTGCTCCTTATCGTAAGCAACAGTTTGATAATAGCCAAGAGCCAGGTGAGCAGTCGCTCACTGGTTGGTGGATTCGTTCACAGTCATCCTTCCATCGTGGTGCAGGTATTAAGTTCTACGACCCATCAGCAGGTGAGGAAGTAGAGTATCGCTTTGATACTAGCAAAGGTGTCAACGTATGGACACCAGGACAGGTGACTTTACTTCGTGAGGTAACTCAGAGTCACGAGACTACTGGCCCTATTGCCAGCAATGGTGTAACTCAACAACACTTACGACCAATTGAGTGGACAATTGCTACAACAAGTAGCACTACCACTTATGAGGGTGTGCTATTGCTTGATGAGTTTGACGTACATAAAATTGATAGTGCTGGAACTGTAACTCATTTTATTGATTACACCAGCGGTACTGACAGCCCAGTTTATGCCATCTGTGATGATGGTGCTAATGCTATCTGGGTTACTAACACTTCAACCAAGAAGACAGTTTACAAAAAACCATTAACTGGTAACTCATCTACATCTGATACTAAGATGTTTGATGAAGTTGGTACTATCTCAAACGCAGTTATAGATTATGTCAAAAATCGTGTAGTAATGGCTGCTGACAATAAAGTGTATGAGTTCTCCCCATCAGCAGTGGCTATGCCAACTGCTGTGTACACTAACCCATCAACAGCCCACGTGTACACCAGTATTACTGCATCTGGTACTGCTATCTATTTATCAGGATACAATGGCATTCAGTCAACCATTGAGAAGTTTGTACTATCTAGCAATGGTGCTATGCCTACCCTATCGTCTGCTATTACAGCAGCCGAGATGCCAACTGGTGAAGTAGTACAGGCAATCCATTACTACCTAGGCTATATGTTAATTGGCACCAACAAAGGTGTACGTGTAGCACAAGTATCAGATGATGGCTCACTAACTTACGGTCCACTAATTGTAGAAACCAGCCAGGCTGTGTACGCCTTTGCAACTAGAGATAGATTTGCTTGGGCAGCAACTGGTGTGGCAGGTGAACCTGGAGTTATTCGCATTGACTTATCCGAGCAAATCAGTCCGTTAGTATTTGCTTACGCAAATGATGTGTACAAGCCTGACGTATCTGGCAAGACAACCACAGCAATATCATTTATTGGTGAGACTGACCGCCTAGCATTTACTACTGCAGCAGGATACACCTACCTAGAACACGCCACTAATCTAATCTCTACTGGTTTTATTCAGACTGGTCGTATCCGATACGCAACCCTAGAACCTAAGAACTACAAACGTCTTATCGGTAAGGGTGAGTTTACCTACGGGTCTATGACCCTTAACACTGTAGATGTAAGCGGTTCAGTATATGACATTCTGTCTTACGACAGCAGTGTAGGTGCACCTGAAGTAACTACTGCTGTGCCACAAGGACCATTAGAGTTCTTACAGTATCGCTTTGACTTGAACCGTGACACTAATACTACCTCATCTGGTCCAGTATTTAAAGGCTATCAGATTAAATCACTACCTGCGAGCACGCGACAGAGGCTAGTGCAGTTACCATTGTTCTGCTTTGATGTTGAACAAGACCGATTCAATAATGAGAATGGTTATCAAGGCAGAGCCTTTGAAAGAATTGTTGACCTAGAAACCTTAGAGGAAACAGGTGACGAAGTAACATTCCAAGACTTCACCACAGGCGAGCAATTTGGTTGTGTCATAGAAGAAATCTCATTTAGAAAAATAAGTCCACCTGACCGTAGGTTCTCTGGCTTTGGTGGAATACTTAATGTAGTGATAAGGAAACTATAATGGCAAGTCCAGTACCAGGAAAAAAAATATCTACAGCCTATAAAGTTAAAGGTAAGATGTGGAAGTTTGGATTTCATACAGGTGTAGACTACAAGTGTGCAGTAGGTACTGACATTTGCGCTGCGTTTGATGGAAAAGTATTAGAAGTTGGCAGCGTATCGTGGGGGCCATCCTATGGCACAGCCATAGTTGTAGACCACGGTAACGGATTCCGTGCCATCTATGCACACTTATCTAAGGCACTGGTCAAGAAGGGCCAGCGTATTAAGACTGGCCAACACATCGGCGAAGCAGGTAGTACAGGTAACTCATCTGGCCCACACCTACACTTTGAGGTACGTGTCGCTCCTTTCCGATACGCACCTCAGTGCTTCGTTGACCCAGTTGTCCTAATCAATAAGAAGGCTGGTGCATAATGTCAGCAATTGATTGGGCAGCACTTATCGTATCCATCATCACAATACTAGGAGCATTTGCAGCAGTAGTAAGATTCTTAGTTAAGCAGTACCTAATAGAACTAAAACCCAATGGTGGTCAACCCATCAATGACCGAGTCCGTAGATTAGAGGGCAAGGTTGACCAGATATATTATATATTAGTCCACAAGAAAGAGAACGATGAAATTTAAAGAGTTTCTACGAGACAATCCAACCCGTATCGCAGCCTTCGTGTCTGCTACGGTAGCCTTGGTAGTGTCTTTTGCATTCCCAGAAATCCCTACCGAAGCAGCCGTAGCCTTCGTGCTATCAGCCCTCGGCTTGGGTGAGTTCGCCCAACGGAAAGAGAACGCATTATGGGAAGAGGCCAAGGCCACCCCAACCTTTGAGGAAGTCGCTGACTAGCCTCTAGAAAGCCCTGAGAGCCAATCTCAGACAAGTTGCCCCCATCTTGGTAGGTTACCACCCGACCGCCAGGATGGGGGCTTATTTTTGTTTATAGGGCTATTCCTGTGGTAACTCTAAGATACTACGTACCCAGCATTGGTTGTTGATAATTATTGTACTGTATGAACCATCACAGAACTGTAAGAACTTATCAATGCCTTTTTTAGGTTCGTGTTCGGGTGATTGTCCACTAGTCCAAGTGTAATCATCAAAGGCCATAATGCCGTATGGTTTTAGCAATGGCCAAGCCCCCACTGCATCAGCAAATACGCCAAGAGCGGTATGGTCGCCGTCAATGTAAATAAAATCATAATTAAAAAAAGGCTGTCGTTTGAGAAACTCGATGGAATTGGACTTAACTTTGTTGACTTTTTCTTTGAACGGTTTAATTTTTTCATTGTATGTCTCCTCTACGTTTGACCAGTCAAACTCTTTGTGTACTTCTTCATCTGAACCCTTCCAAGTATCCACATCTGTTAGTCGTGAGTCCTCGTGAGTTAATATATTTTCTAGTAACCACTTACTTGCATCACCAGTAAATGCTCCCACTTGTAGGAAGTTTAATCCTTTATGTCCAGCAAATGGTAGTAGGTAATTCTTAAAGTTTGGTTCGGCTGTTGACTCAAACCAGTTTGGATAGGTCGTCATTCTTTTTCCTTTCTGTCATTACTAGGGCGTAGATTTGCCAGTAGTTATTGTAATAGTTTTCATCTAGCGCAAAGCGTTTCATATGCTTTACTCGTGCCCCAGTATGGGCGTGTACTGGGATACCAGCAGCCTTAAGTTTACGGAAGAATACAATATCTTCACTAACAAACTTAACACCTAGTCCTTCTATCTCAGCAAACATAGACTGGTCTGGATACTTCTCACGAAGTTTAGTTACTACAGTGCGGTGCATAAGCACTAGCCCCATACCAGCCAAGTCAACTTTTATTACTTCATTAAGTGGTAGTGGATGTATGTATGCAATGTTGTGTTCGTCATCCGTTTCCATAAATAAACAAGGAAATGGCTGCATCATTGACTGCTCATTCTCTTTAGAGATAAAGTAAACGCCAGTTACTATTGGATGAGTGGCTTTGTCAGCCACATCCCATAACATCTTAAATACTTCTGGTGTAAGTACAATGTCAGAATCAACCCATAGCAACCAGTCCGTATTGTTCTTATTATACCAAGCATCCAACAACACCTGTCGCTGTCTGCCTATTTGATTACCCTGTGCTCGCACAGTATCAGTAATAGTATTCTTGTAGTGCAACAAGGTAAACATAAGGCCTTCGGCAAACTTACCATCTGCCATACCATTGTCACACCAACCTATGGTTACGGTTTCATTCTTGCTGTGCATCTTTAAACTCCTCTATTGGAATGCGCCAACCTTGAATTGAATCATCTTTCCATTCATCTTTGAATGCGTCGGCTGCATTGTAGTAACCATATACCTCTACCAATGAGAAGTATTCTAGGTCAAGAACCTTAGCACCTACGATTACTTTATCTTTATCCTTAGACCATACTGGTACAGCATTTTGTGTCCGAACAGTGCGAACCTCAATGTTTGTACCAACGTCAGCAATCTTGCTACGTTTGCGGTGTAGTTCATTAGGATACCACGGTACATTCCAGCCTTCGTTATACTGTTTAGCAACAGCCCACTCGGCAATGTTGGCTCTAATGTTTGCAGTTAGTTCGTGCTCTAATTTGCCTTCTTCTTTACCTTTAGCATAATTAGGCCTATCTGTACTACCAAACTTAGTAAGCCATCGTTCCACTGCAAGCAGTGTGCAAACTCTGACTTCATCTTTACTAAGTTTCACTATCACTGTCATACTCGTCCTCTTTCATTTGTTCTATGCTGTCATTTTCGTAGTGTGGTTTGTGTCCACCCAGTTTATTAATAAGAGTTCTAAGTGCACGTGCAACTTTCATACGTGCAGCATCAGGCCTCATATCTAACTGAGCAGCAAGTTCGTTAGGGCCGAAGTCCTCCATATAGCGTAGGCGTAGCAGGTTTTGTTTATCTTCAGGTAGTTCATTGAATGCTTTGCTGATGTCAGAAAAGTAGGCAATCCAGTTGCCGTGCTCTGACGGATTAGAGCCACTACTATTTGTTAGACTTAAGTCAGATTGAATCAGGTCAAGTGTTGCAATAAGGTCTATCTCATTATTGACTTCTGACTTAAGTAAGTATGGGAGTATTTGCTCTACGATTGTTTTATCATAGTAATAATTATCATCAGGCGAATAGCCAAGTACCTTGGCTTTTTCTTTCTGACAATAATCGTGGGCTGCGTTACGCAGCGACTTAGCAAATAGTTTGTCTCCTTCTTTAACATCTAGTTTCATCCACTCATTTGTTTTCTTGGGGTGAGTAATGAACCACATCCAAAGTTCTTGTTCAATGTCATCCTTATCTATCATATGATAACGTTTGCCAAACTGACCAGCGATAGTACGGACTAAAGATTTATAGTCATCGTATACCTTCTCAGTTATTTTGATTGGCATTTTACCACTCATAGACCTTTCCCTCTACAGTGAAAGAGCGACCCTTAACTGGTACAAGTACTGGAGTTACGTTACCTCTACGGATGTACAGAACAACAAAGCCTTGTTGCCAATTGGCTCCGCCAAACTTTAAGTAACTTGCTTGAGACAGGTCCATCATATTGCCAACTTCTACTCCGAAAAGTTGATTTGTGTACTTACCATTGTATGCAGTGTGCTCGTGTTGAATACCTAATCTATGAGTGTGTCCACATATAATGCTAAGTCCTGTGCGCTTTGCGAGACTAAGTGCAGTTCCACCAGCAGTTCTGATAAGACTCCCCTCATCTCCGTGTGCCATTGCCCATCCTGGGGCGAACCTCCAAATCTCCCTATGGAATGTGATGTCGAGTTTATCGTATCCAAGCAGTGTCTCATAGTCGAGAGCACGGAGTGAAGAAAATGCAGGTGCTGATGATGCGATGTAGTGGTTAATTCTATCACCGTGATTGCTCCTCATAACGTGGAATGGCTTATCACCCAAGGTTTCTTTGAAACCTGCCATTATTTGATGGGTTTTGTCTAGTCCTTTTTGTAGAGTGCCAGCAAACTCTCCTGCTCTGCCTCTAGTCCAGCGACTTGGCTCTGGTGCATCGGCTTCGTCTCCAACGCAATACAGTTCATCAGGTTCGTAATCTTTCACAAACCTTTGGATGTTAGTGACAAGTCTTGCATCGTGATATGGTGCTTGAATGTCACTAAGTACAACTACTCTTTTCATTCGTGTTTCCAATTTTGAGAGTTAGGCCACTCATCATTCAATACCATTAAGGCAATGATTGCGTAATTGGCTAAATCAAGAAATGAATCGTGTAAAGATTCGTTTTCTGGTTCTTTACCAGAATCTATTAAGTTATTTATCCGTGACACTTTATCAAAGATACGAACACATAAACCATTAAGCGCACCACCTGGTGCGTTGGCAATGTTGCCTGGCCCATAGTCATTTTGCTTCTTGACTAGCACCCTATGCAGTTGTTCGTAGTACTTCTCGGATACTGTGTAAAACTCACTAATCGTTGTTGGTTTACTCATCTAATAACTCCTTTAGTTCCTTGTCTAGGTTTTCCAAAGACCTTTCAACAATCAACTCATCTAGTTCCTCGTGAAGCAGTCCTGTCTTAAGAGAGTATAGCGTAAACCCAAGGCTTTCGGAAATCGCCTTGATGTCTTCTGTCTTACCTTCGTCAGCCAAATAGTAAATCTCCTCAAGTACTCTCCAAAGGTCTATGCTTAAACCTGAATTACTTAGTTTAATCAGAACCTCTGGTATTACCTCAATGTGGACTAGGTAGTCATAGATACTATCTAGTTCAACTTTGCATTTATTGCAGATAAATTTGTCATCTTTATTCATCTTGCCTCCACTTCTCATCAAACCAAGCCTTACCAAACTTGACGAAAGTAGAGTTCACATCTTCACCCTCAGGCATATGAATAGTTATGACATTGCCTAGTTCTTTGGTCAGGTTCTTGGCGAAGTCCGACCCTGCTTGGTCACCATCTGCGAATACATAAATCTTATCAAAGTCGTGCAGGATGCGTGAGTAGTGGCGTTTCCAGTTGTTACTTCCTGGAACGCCAATGGCTGGATAGTTCATAGCACTGTCCAGTGTGATGGTATCTATCTCACCCTCACAAACCGCTATCCATTTCTTGGCACGAAAGTAAGCGTTTACATTGTAAAGGTGCGTGTTGGCACCTGGCAATCCTAGATACTTGGGTTGCTCTGCACCCATTGCTCTAAACCGTAGGTCTACTACACCTGCCTTGGTTAGGTACGGTATTGCCAACCTGCCTACATACTGCTCGTGTCCATTAAACGGATGCTCAACCACACCAAGCCTGTGCCTAAGCGCGTCTGCGTGAGATAATCCCCTGCCCTTGAGATACTCTGCGGCCAGAGGAAGACTCTTTTGATAGTGCGCTACGGCTTGTTCCAGTAATTCTTTCTGCGAATTTGACGGCCTCGCCATACTCTATTCCCTCCTGTCTCATTATTACTTTGTAGGTGTCTCCCTTGATGTCACAAGCGAAACAAATAAATGTGTTTAGTTCTTCGTTGAATGATGCTGATGGTGTTCTGTCATTGTGGAACGGACATTTACATCTGACCCAACCTCTGCCTTGCCTAAGGCTCGCGCCATAGTGCTCAAGGATGTGTCTAATTTGATGTTTGGCTTGCGCCATCTTCTCCTCCTTACCACGGGTAGTCCTTTACTCTTGTGACGACATAGGCTTCGTCAATTGACTTGCCTCTTGCTTTGATGATGAGAAGGGGATGGAGTCCTGTCTTAAGATTGCGATGCTTTGCATAATTGCCAGCCTCCGAATACGCCTCCTTAAGCCATCCAGACAAATCAATACGATTAGAAGCACCTGGAGCCTTAGCCTCAATAATGATTGGGCAGTTAGAAAAGTTCTCAACATAGACATCACCTTCATCTTCTTTACCTGTCCTCGCTAGTCGCTCTGCCTTCATACCCATTTCGCGAAACCAATCACGCAACTGAGTTTCAAAGGTAGCACCGCGTTGCTTGTGTGATTTTCTAGTTGTCATATCTGCTACTTGTAATCCGTCTATTTCTAAGAACTCTTAGTAGTTCATTGTGCATCTGCTTGTTGCGATACATAAGTATACCAATAATTATTAATAATGTAAGCGTTATCACTGTATCATATCCTTTCTGGTAGGTCTGCTATAAACATAAACTCTGGGTTGAATTGCAGCCAGTGTGCTGTCGCACCTGAGGCATCTGCTTTACCATAACGATTCTTGACTGGTGCTACGGCTAAGAAGCCACGGCTATCCTGTCCAATTGTACAGATAAGTGCAGGCAACTGAGCCACCTTGCCCTGCAATGCAGAACGCGGTGGGCACGGGTCACCATTAGATGCCTCGCTTGTGTGGTGCAGTATTAAGACAGAAGCGTTTGTATCACGGGATAGGAACTTTAGTTCCTTAAGTGCTGCTCGTAAGCCACCCCATTCTTCTGCACCATCCATTGCAATGTCAATCAAGTTGTCAACAACTATTAGATGTGGGCTACTGCCCATTAATTCTTCAAAGGCAGATACTTCATCATCCAAATCTGACAGGCTAGGTGCTGAATCAAATGACCAGAAGATGTGGTTAGAAGCATTAGATAACTGTTCTGATGCCCAAGCAGGGTTAATCTCTAACAGCATCTCTGCATCATCCTGTGACTTGCCTGTAATCATTGACAGCAAACGCATAGCCATTGTGTGTGCGTTTGTATCTGCTGAAACATAAAGCGTTGGAACTCCTGTCTTAAGTGCCATAGCCAGAGCAAGTGTAGATTTACCTACCCCTGGTGCGCCTGCAATCATAGACACTTCTGCTCTACGCAGAATAATTTTATTCTTCTCAAAGGTCTGAAAGACCGCAGGCAATGGCTCTCCGCCAATGTCTGACTTACCTACTGACCTAATTAAAGTTTTCATAACTCCTCCTCATAGGAGAAGGGAGAGCAGCCGTGAATCGCCATTCTTGGAAACTGCCCTCCCTGTCTCACTTCTTTACTTAGGGTTTACTGGTTTACATTGTGTTGCACGAGGACCAGTGCAAGCCCAGAACTTGTATGGCTTACCTGTCTTGGATGATACACCTTCCATCCACTTCATCGGTCCGTGTACACACACTGGTGGCTGGTTACCTGCTGGTGCAGCCGAAGGTGCAGGTGTAGGCCAACTTTCAAATGGACCATCTGTTGATGCAGTGCTAACTGTTGTGTTCACTGTTGCTAGTGATGTTGTGACAGGTGCAAGAGCACCTGCTACTTTAAGATTAGCACCAATCTTGTTGATTAATTCAACCACTGATTCATCAAAGGCGATGAGGTTTTGTACAAACTCCTCAATGCTTTCACCCCTAATGTTTGTCATATCCTGTTCCTTATGACCACCTTTGAAGGAGGTCTGGAACTTCCAGTTGTCCGACATTATTTTTTCTCCTCTATATATATCGGTATCTTCTTTGTTACATCTGCTGATGGATACCATTCGCAGAACTCTCGTACTGAACACATATGGCAGTGTCCGTGGTTAGGTAAGAATACTCCTTGCTTACGGGCTTTGTCAAAACCTGCTATGAGTTTCTCTACTTGGTGTGTCGGATAATTATCTAAGTCTGTAATGCTTTCTGTGCCAGCCTTACGCGCCATCCAATAAGTTCCCCACTTGGGTCGTACTCCGTACACTAAGTCAATGCCAGCAGCGTAGACTGCTAACTGTAAGTCTGATTGTGGTGTACGCCTTCCTGTCTTAAGGTCTAAGATTACCAAGTCACCGTCAGGTCTGACGAATACTCGGTCAATACTCATCTTGGTAGGTACACCAGCAATCTGAATATTAAAGTCTAACTCAATCGCTAAGCGATTATCAGGTGCTCGCCAAATCTTCCAGCCTACAGCCTTGCGCCAGTCAATCCAAGACTGGAGCATCACCTTGCCTTGTTCACTCCACCATTCATAGTTTTCACCATCAGGATTACCTTTGGTCTGACTAGATTTAGTGACACGCCACTGGTTAGGGTCAGCATTTTTAGTTTCTAATGCCCAAGCCTTAGCCCATAATTCATCTACCACCATCCTTTTTTCCTCCTATCATCTAGTGCGTTGCAGAATCCACCATAGCGGTAGTCTGCATACTTTATTGCTAACTCTGTTTGTCTGTAGATATTCCATCTCTTTGTCTCATTCATAAACTGAAACAATCCCCAAGCACCTGAGGTTTCATTCACTGCTCGTTCTCGCCAGCGTGACTCTGCGTGTACTATCTCATCAACACACTTGGCTTCTTCAAGTCCTCGTTCACTGTAGATAAACTTTAACACGCGCTCGCGTGTTCCGCTTACAGCAGTAGGGTATTCATCACCACGATTAAAGTGTATCTCATACACGATGTCTGGTGGTGGAAATGGAATGATTATCATTCACCCTCCAACTGCCTATCATACAATTCAGTTGCGGAGTGCAGTGCTTTCCCTCCAAATAGCCAAGCGCTAGGTTCTTCCTCAACTTGCATTACACGAGTGAGTAAATACGAATGTCCACACGATAGCCAAGTTGTTAGGCTTGAATAACTTATATGTAAGGGCAACTCTTGCCCATTAACTAAAATCATTTATCCTCCTTTATTAAGACAGAAAAGAACTAGGTCGGTAGCGCACAAGGAGGAGGGGCTACTGAAAGGATGAGTTGCAGTATAGCAACTACCAACCTAGTTCTTAAATCTATTTAGTTATTATATAATAATATATAATAATTATATACCCCCGTGAGGGGGGTATTATTATTAGTTATTATCATAACTCTATTATACCATAGTCAGGGTGGTCTAGCGGAGTCGGGGCTGTTATCGGCGTGTCGCACTCAAAGCAACGCGCATCAAGCCCATACATCGCTACCTCGTATGTCTCAGGGTCAAAGCACACTGGCAGATTTAGCCAGAAGTTTCCACAGTTAGGGCACTGTGCAGTAGGTATTCCTGTCGGGTCTATCCCACTCATAAGTATTTTCCAGACGGCTTTTTGGTTATCACTTTGACAGTCTTACCCTTCTTGTTTCCTGTAGTTATGGAACAGATACGGCAATGAAAATCAGGATTGCTTTTACTGTTCACATAAACGATGCGTATGTCCTTAACACCTGTAAGTGTGTGACCGTTTACACATTTCCCCTTGCGGTTGTTTATGTATTTCCACATCAACTCTTCGTGGTAAGGGTCGGAGAAGTTAGGGATAAAGTCTTGAAGTGATACTGGTTCTGCCTTAAGACCTAACTTCTTCCGTATCCGCTTGCGTTCGCTGTGATACTTGCCACCCCAGATACCTTCCACATCATTGCGTAATGCGTACTCAAGGCACTGCTGTTGCACATCACAACTATCACAAATCTTTTTAATGACTTTGTAATTAGCCTGTAGAAAATTACTGCTGTTCTCAGGCGCAAAGAATAACTCTGTGTCTAAGCCACGACAGTTTCCGTTAATGGCAAGATGCTTTAGTAGTTTTGAATCATTCATAAATAACCTGATGCGTTTTACCTGCGATGTCCACAAAGTCAATCTCAAAGTCATCAAAGCCTGCTTGCTCTAACTTCTTGACGACTTCGCCTTGTGCATCCAACTCATTACCTTCTTTAACATAAAGGCTAACTGAAATCCTGTACCAAATCATCATTCATCTCCTCGTGTTCTGGTTCGGTCACGCCAATACTAATGTAGTAGGCATCATCTTCTGCCTGAATCTTCCAATAGTTCTGCTCATAGTATTCATCCATTGTTATCTCCTTCTTTTGTCATCTTCTGCATCTAGCATTAGGTCAAATATTAGCCTATCTAACTCAGCACCTGCAACAAATACCGCCTTTACTGCATCGCCAAGTGTGTGTAGATGAAAGTTATGCTTATCCTTTTCGTGCATTATCTTGTACGTTTCCTCCAACACAATCCCAATGCGATGTGTTGCAGATGCTAGGTCGCTAAAGTGTTTTAGCAAATCTACCTCAGCCATTAGTTGTCCTCCTTTAAATTAACAATCACTAAGTCATCGTGCGGTACTTCGGTAATAAAATATCCTATCCGATTAACTATTGAATATCCTGATGAAATGTAAGGGTTTCCGTAATCGTCATCCGCATAAGTCCATATCTTGTTTGAGTCTTGTTGCCGTACGAAATCTAACTCATCTCCGTAGGTTTCAAACATCTCACCATCAACAGATGCGTTCTCGTCTAGGTGATTCTTAATAGGCTTGTACTTCTCTGCCCATTCTGTATCTGTAAGTGTAATCATTACTTATCCTCCTTGTTATCTGTCTTAAGACAGCCTGTACTTATTTAGTATCAGGTGACGGCGCAAGATAGGCGAACTACCTTGCGACATCATCCGCTCCTAAAATGGGTAGGAATCTTTGTACACTGCACGCAATAGAATACTACCACCAGCGCAGGAATCAAAACTATCTATCTCCCCGAAACTGTAGTGACCACAATGTACGTACCCTTCTAATGTTAGCCAAAGCCACGCATCTACGATGTCTTGTGGTAGTAGTCTCTTGGTACTTGTACCAATTACATCACCGTCAGAATTGTAGACTTCGTACTTAAGAAAGAAAGCATCAGCCTTCTCCCAATTGCCACCGATGAATTTGTAATCCTTCATCCACGGCACGCTAAATTCCCAACCACTACCAAAAGTCTCAAACCATATTCGGTCTTTAAGTTTTTGTTCCAGTAGTTGTGCATCTGCTGTTCTCATTTTTGGTATGCCTCCTTGTATGTTTGGTCGTCTAGTTCTTGCGCTAACTCAGCCCAGTTGATGCCTGCTTCTTCAAGGTCACCATACAGGTCGTTGTTATCTAAGGAATAAATTTCATATCCATTCCATTGACTCCAGATTAAAGAGACTTTGTAATCTTTACCGTTCAGGTTAAACAGAATTCGCCTAACCCATTCGGTATTTTCGTGTTCCAACAGAATTGTTGTTCCGATTTCCATATTATCATCCTTTCTTCCTGCCTAGTTGCAGGTGAAAGACCTCCTGTCTTAAGACCGAAGGTCAATCATCCGCCTCTAATCAAAGTATCCTTCCGCCACCAGTCCGCTTAAGAATGTTTTTACTTTTCTTAGTTCATCATCGTAGTGTAAGAAGTTATCTACTTTACTTTCGTGCAATCTTATGATGCTGTCGTGCAGAATGTTAAGCATTGCATCTATGTCACCCTCTGTGTATCCCATCATTCCCATTAGTTGCCTCCTCTCATTGCTCGGATACTTATCACCACAGCGTAGCCTATGAAAACCCACGCCGTCAACAGCCACGCATAACCTAATAACTGCATCTCACACCTCCACATAACTGTAGTAAATGTCCTC